AAATCAACTGTCGAGTTCAACGATGCTGTGAAGGGCCTGTTCCAGTCTGCGTCTAATATCCGCAGGCAGTACATGGAAGGTGTGATGGGTCGCACTGGCGGGCATGACGTGTTCGAGAACACGCTTCTGCCTTCCCATACACGCGGCTCTCTGGCGGGTACGCCGGTCACCAACGGGACTGCGCTGGGTACGTCTACCACAGCGAACTCCTGGGTGTCTCAGACGGACCTGTCAGTGGATGGCGCTACTTCGGGCACAACCCTGAAGGCAGGCGACATCATCACGCTGTCTGGTGTGTATGAGGTTCATCCGGAATCGAAGGCGAACATGGGCAGCCTGAAGAACTTTGTTGTTCAGTCTGACGTGACGCTGACGACTGCGGCGACTGCGTACACGGTTACGGTGAAACCCGGACTCATTTATGGGTCAGGCAACGCTTACCAGAACGCTGTGCTCTCGGGTGTCTCTGACACTGACGGGCTCACAGTGACAGCCTGGGGTGTAGCCTCAACTGCCTACGGGCAGAACCTCCAGTTCCACAAGGACGCGTTTGTGTTTGCGACAGCAGACCTGATCGATGTGTCCGAGTTCGGGGCCTGGGGTGCTCGTGAAACGATGGATGGAATTTCCATGCGCTTGGCGAAGCAGTACGACATCACCAACGACGCGGTTCCCGCTCGTATTGATGTGCTGTACGGCTTTGGTGGGCTGTATCCGGAACTTGCATCTCGCGGATTCCACGCGCTCTAAGGGATCATTTTCGCGGGGCGGGCGGCTTACTCCCTGGCTGCATTCAACCGCCCCGCACCTATTCAGGGAGTTCTATTTATGGAACAGAAGTTAGGGCAGCCGCCTATCCGGGCGTTTGTTGCCACACCAGCCTATGACGGGAAAGTGGACTCGGACTTTGCGATGTCGATTGCAGAGGCGACGATGGTCGCTCAGGCGCTTGGCATTCCGGTTCAGTGTGCTTTTATGCGTAATGGTGCTTTCATTGAGTTGGCTCGCAATACTTTCTGCCAGCTATTTTTGGACAGCGACGCGACGCATTTATTCTTCATTGACTCGGATCTGCGTTTTGAGGCGCGAGCGTTCGTCAGTTTGCTCCAGGCAGGAAGGCCGGTCTGCGCAGGCGTCTACCGAAGACGGCAGGAACCGGAAGACTACCCCGTCCGATATATCGAAGCGCCGGAAGGCGGAATACAGACGTATGACGGTGGCTGGGTGGCATGTGATCGGGTGCCTACGGGCTTTCTGTGTATCGAAAGGTCAGTCATTGAAAAGATGGCTGAAAAAGCGCCGGTCTTAAACCTCACGAACCAACCCCCTTGCCCTCAGTTGTTCTACACGAAGCGGCTGGAAGATGGCCGGTTTATGGGTGAGGACTACTGCTTTTGTGAGGACTACCGCGAGCAGTTCGGTGAGGACATACATGTCTGGCCGGACTTTGATTTCACTCACGGCGGGTATGAGTGCAACTGGCACAACTTCATGAATGAGCAGGTTGAGGCGTTCGAGGCCAATCAAGCGGGGGAGCAGGCGTATGGCTGAAGCAGATTTCATACCTTCGACAAAACACACTGAATTGCTCCTGGGCTGCGGTCATCAGCGCAAGAAAGAACTGCACATCAACAATGATCCTGACTGGCAGAACCTTGTCACACTGGACTTCAACGAAGCGGTCAATCCGGACGTGGTGCATGATCTAGAGGACATTCCTCTGCCGTTTGCAGACCACAGCATTGACGAGATCCACGCCTATGAGGTGCTGGAGCATGTTGGGGCGCAGGGGGATTGGCGGTTCTTCTTTGAGCAGTTCAACGACTTCCACCGGATTCTGAAGCCTGGGGGGCATTTCTATGCCTCTGTGCCTATGTGGAATAGCGCGTGGGCGTGGTCAGATCCGGGGCATAAGCGAGTGATATCGCAGAAAAGCCTGATATTCCTGAGCCAGGAAAACTACACCGATCAGCCGGACAATTCGCCGCTGCAGGACTATCGCAACGTGTACACGGCTGATTTCCACGTGGAGGGCATACAGGAGACGGAGCACCGTTTCTATTTCGTACTGAAGGCACTATGACACCACAAACTCTCATCAAACGCGCCATGCGCTCTCTGGGCGTACTTCATACCGGGGAAGAACCGTCTGCGGACGAGGCGGCGGACGCGCTTCAGGATTTGAACGAAATGCTGAACCAGTGGCGTGATGAGGGGATTGATCTCGAGTTCATAACGGACCTCGCGCTGACTGACACGATTCCCTATCCGGATGACCACATGATGGCGTTCCGCTATAACCTCGCGATTCGCCTTGCCCCTGAGTTTGGGGTGGAGCCGAACGCCTTTTTGATGGCGCTTGCAGAGACGAGTTTCGCCCGGTTGCAGGCGCGGTATACGAAGCCTGCGCTGTTGAAGACGGACGAAGCCCTGGACGTGGTGTACAACCCGAATTATCGAGAGGGTTTCTACAAGGACTTCTCTTGAGGCTGACGATAGCCCATAAGTCGTCCCAGGGGCGCTCAAAGACGGTGGATGCTGCGCGTCTTGTGAACATGTATGCAGAGCTCTCGGAGGGGAAATCGAACGTTGTTCTGCATGGCACACCGGGGCTTGCGTCTGAGGCTACACGAGCGACGGTGAAGTGTCGGGGTATCCACTTTATGGGCGTGGTGCGCTATGAAGTTGTGGGGGACGCGCTCTACAAAGACGGCACGAACGTCGGCTTGATTGACGGGACTGGTCTGGTCGATATGGCGACCAACGGGACCCAGCTGGTCATTGTGACGAACCAGAACACCGGCTACATCTACACGGTGGCAGGTGGTTTGGTTCAGATCACTGACGCGGACTTTCCGGGCGCGACTTCGGTCGATTATCTGGACGGGTATTTCCTTTTTACGGAGCCTAACACCGGGATTTTCTTTATCTCCGCTTTGAACGATGCCGGGGATATTGACGCGCTGGACTTTGCGACAGCGGAGAGTGACCCGGACAACCTTGTGAGGGTCTTTGTCGATCACAGGGAAGTCTGGCTCATGGGTGAGGATACCTGTGAAATCTGGATCAATACGGGGAATGCTTCTTTTCCCTTTGAACGTCTGGACGGCGCGATCAATGAGAAGGGTCTGAGAGGTAAGTTCACCCCGACCAAAACGGATAACTCCCTGTTCTGGGTGGATCGGGATGGGATTGTGAGGCGGGCGGTGGACGGATACACACCGGTCAGGATTTCGACTCATGACATTGAGCACCAGATCGCCAAGGGTAATCTGGACGACGCTGAAGGCTTCTCTTACGTTCAGGAGGGCCATGAGTTTTATGTTCTAACCGTCCCAGGGGCGGGGACGTTCACGTATGACGCGGCCACGCAGTGGTGGCATGAGCGCAACAGTCAGACCAATGGCGTGGACGACGGGCGCTGGAGAGCCTCAGGCCATGCCAGGAAGTCCGGGGTTCATTATGTGGGTGATTATCTCACGGGTGATATTTACACCCTTGATCTTGACAGTTACACGGAGAACGGTGCGGAGCAGGTCGCTGAATTGCTATTCCCACCGATTCAGTTTGATGGAGAACGTTTCCGAGTCTTTTCGGTTCGTCTTGATATGGAAGGCGGTGTTGGGGATAGCCCCCAGGTCATGCTGCAGACCTCGAGAGACGGGAAGACGTGGAGTAATGAGGTCTGGAGAGACTTTGGCGCGTTAGGGGATTACACAAAGCGGGTCGTATGGCGACGGTTGGAGATGTTTGAAACCTGCCACCTTCGCTTCCGGATCTCAGATAACGCTAAGCGGGCGGTTTTCGCGGCCTACGCGGTTATCGGATGAAACTGAATGCGCGGCTCCTGAGGGCGGCTGGGCTCAGTCAGGCCAGCGTCCAGGCTCTGATGGATGTCGAGAAAGACCTGACCCAGAACGTCACGGATACAGCGACCGCGCAGACTCAGGCGGATTTGTCTGGCCATACCGGTGTGGGGATGAATTTCGTCTGGCACACGGACGATACAGGCACTCAACCCCCGAACAACGACACCCGCGACCTGATAGCGACGTTTTACGATGAAGACGGCAACTCAATTGCAACCAGAACCCTCAGGGGCACCTACACTCAGGCGGCGGACACGATTGCGGTCACGGCGCAGGCGACCTCGGGAGAGGCGACAACGTACACCCTCATTGACGACGGCACAGCCTCTGTTCAGGCGATTGTCACGCATACCGCTAGCAACAAAAAGACCACTCTATCGTGGAGCTTTGTGGACGAAACCGTGGCGGGCGGGGTGCCCGTCTCAGGGGGCGGGAAGTGATCCTCAGGAAGCCTGAGCTCACCAAAGCAGACTGTGAGTTTATCGCCTGGTGTTACGAGGTGTGGCCGGACTCGAGGAAGGGGCCGGTCTTCCCGTCTGACGTGCGCAACTGGATCAAGGGCTATGACCGCTGGCTAGAGCAGGGGCTTATCGCGGTATCCGATGGGATACCGGTGGGTTTTATTCTCTACGCTCAGAACTTCTTTGTCGCGGCGGTCTACGAGATTGTCGTTGCAGCTGAACATCAGGGCAAGGGCTACGCCAGTCAGATGTGGCGGGCGCTACAAGATCAGCTTGCGAGTGAGGGCGTGGTGGTTGCTGAGTTTGAGGCGTTGCCTGGGGTCGTATCGGACCTCGTGTCTACAGGGCGCTTCCAGAAGATAGGGGAGGGCGAGGGCACACACACAGGGCTTCCTACCATCAAGGCGCGTGTCACGGCTGATATGAATGTTTGATGTCATCGAACAAGCCTCCAGTGCACTCGAGCAACGCTCAAAGATCTCCGCACTTGAAGAGGCTATGCAGGACCTGCCTCAGTTCGAGGAAGAACTACACCACCACTTTTGCCAGGGCGTCTACGCACGGCAGATGAACGTCCCTGCCGGGACTGTCTTGGTTGGGAAAACGCATAAGCGTAACTGCATCAACTTCATCATGTCGGGGATTGCAGAAGTGGTCTCTCCAGAGGGTCGATTCAGGGTCGAAGCTCCGGAGATATTCGTCTCTCCTGCAGGTACGAAAAGAGCGATGGTGGCAATAGAAGATTTGATTTGGGTCACGGTACACGCGACCGAGGAAACTGATTTGGAAAAGATTGAAGCTGAAATGGTGGAATCATGAGTTGGGTAGCGACAGCTGTCATTGGTAGCGCCGTGGTGGGCGCGGGTGCGTCGATCTACTCAGGCAACAAAGCCGCTGATGCGCTCGAGAAGTCGGGGAATGCTGAGCTGGCTCTCCAAAGAGACATCTTCGACCAGCAGAGAGAAGACCTTGCCCCGTATCGGGATGTCGGGTATTCCGCTCTAAACGCCTATGCCAGGGCCATGGGACTACCTGAAGCCAGAGACCCAAGCGGGTTTTCGGTGGGTGAGTCTCAACCCGGAAGACCGGGGTTTCTAAACACCTCAGACCCGGTAGTGAATGCGTATCGGACGGTATTCGGCAGAGACCCTGATCCAGAAGGTCATGCCTACTGGACAGATAAACTGGCTCAAGGTGATCTCACGGAAGCCGACCTCATCGAGTCGTTCGGGGGATCGGCGGAATACCGGGACAAACAGCAACGCGGCGTTCTTCCTCCATGGAGTGCGTCAGGTGCGGATACTGAGAACTACAACCGCCCGTCCTGGGCGGTGGAGCAGGAGTTCCTTGGCGGGTCGGAGACCAACCCCGAAGACCAGTTTGGAGGTTTTTATGAGTCTCCAGGCTATCAGTGGCGCGTTGAAGAGGGTCGCAAGGGGGTAGACCGCAACATGGCGGCTCGGGGTCTATTGAACTCGGGTCGTCGTGGTAAAGCCCTGGTCGAGTACAACCAGAACATGGCTTCAAATGATTTTGGCGACTACATGAACCGGTTGGCGGCGGCTGCGGGGATCGGGCAGACGGCAGTGAACTCAGGGAACTACGCGGCCTCAAACTACGGCGCGAACGCAGGCAACGCGATACAGAATGCGGGGCAGGCGCGGGCGTCTGGCTATTTGAATGTGGGCAACACAATCAGTTCGGGCGTGAATAACGTTCTGGCCGCTCTGCCGTACTTGCAGAACCAATCTACTCCCGGTGGCTCGAGCTACTACATGCCTAGTTCGGGCTGGAGGCGCGTGTGAGCATATTTGACGCCATAGCCAACGCAGGGAGCAATACAGGCGCGGGCTTGAATGCCTATGCGCGGAACAAGTTTGCCCTTGACGAAAACCGACGCTTAGAAGCGAAAGACGACCAGCGTTACAACCAGAGCATGGCGCTGCAACAGGACAAGGTGAATATCCAGTGGCAGCGGGCAGCAACGGATCACGCTACCCAAACCCGTCAGCGGGTTATGGAGGCGAAAACAGCCAAGCAAGCGCAGGCGCGGTGGTTGGCGGGTATGAAGGAAGCGGTAGACCTTGGCTACATGAACCCCCAGGAGGCGCAGCCGGATGCGTGGCGGGATATCTGGGAAAAGCCTGCCACGAAACCACCCAAACTGATGAAGGGTTATGGCGCAGACGGACAGCCGGCGATGGTGCCTGAAGTTAAGGGTGCGCGTCCGTATGAAGAAAAGCCTGAATGGCTGCAGAAAGAAGAATGGAAGCAAAGCCAACCTCCTCCACCTATGACACCGAAGGAAAAGGCGCAGCTTCGGAAAGCTGAAGCGGACGCGACAGTCGCTGAAAACAAAGCATCAGAATCCACTCGTAAGTCTGAAGCGGCGGCAGCGGGTGCGGAAGAGATCAAAGGTGTTGCGCTCAGCCTGCTGGCTAAAAACGAAAAAGGCGAATACGTACTTCGTGATGGGGTGAGTCGTGTGTATGGGCTCGCCGATCAGTTCTTTCCGTCTATCGGGGATGCGTATGAAGCGGAAGCCGATATTGACCGGCTGGTCAATCTACTCACCCT